GTAAATTTAAGTTCATCTCTTGTTATTTCTGCAGCACGTCCAAGTGAAAATCCTGACTCCGATTCCATGCGTGAAATAGGGACGTTAAGAGAACGATATAGTTTTCTTTGAAAATAAGTAATGTCATCAATCTCACCAAGATTGGAACCGCCGGGCAGGGTAGTAATTTCTGTTCCTCTACCACCCTCTCTTCGTGGGAGCCAGAAATCTTCTAACATACTCATATGGTTTCTATCATCTCGTATTTCACCAGTATTTGCATCGTAAACCAACTTGTTACGATACCTGTTCATAACGTCTTTGAGATACTGTTCTGCTTTAATTTTTGGAAGATTACCGACATCAATATAGAAAATACGGCGTTCTGGAGCTCGAGAAATACGATAGATAACCAACGCATCCTCAATCATGCGTAATTGATTAACTGGTTTTATTGCTTTGTGTAGATAAGAAAGAACCCGGCCACTATTTCCATCAATCAAACCAGACGGAACATATGTGATAGAATCTGCAGCAATCTTTAATCCTTGGCCAGTAGCTGTTGAATGTCCACCACCATAAACTGAACCTTCATTGTATAGAAAGTACTCTTCAAATTTATCTACCACTGCTACACCAGTTTTTGCATCGACTTTCTTTTTTACTTCTCTTACCTTCTTGATTTTCGACGCATCAATCCATCTAAGTTCTGTAATACCTTTTCTTGTATCTTTGGGATCAATTATTTTGTGGTAGTAGATTCTCCCGTCTACATACCATCGCCGGAAAATGTCATGGCCTTTTTGATCAAAATGAAGAAGCCGCAATACTTCACTAAATTCTTTTCGTATTTTTCTTTTGATTTTGTCAGTATAGGGTAAGCGGTCTAATGAAATTTCTACCGCTTGGTCGTTTTGATTTGAAACAATACCTTCATTCACAATGTCTTCAACAGCAGTATCACATTCTGCTTGTTGAGCAATATCACGATATCGTCGGATTAAATCATAATCCGATTTTTGTCTACCATCTGTGTCTAGGACTTGGCCAAAGAAACCGCCACCAGCGACTTCGATGGTGCCGTCATCAGAAGTGGGGGAAGTGAACGATTGTCCACCCCCCTCAACTTTATTTGATTTTTCTATACGAAACCCGAAAAGTTCGGCCATAATATCTCCCTACTGTGTTATATTTAGTAGGTTTGTAATTAGAAGTTTACACCAGAAGCTTCAAAGTGTTGATATCTCCAAGTTACCTCAAATTCTTCAATTGCAGTTGCTTCAGCAGTATCTAAAGCAATTGTAGCAACAGTAGTAGGCCATGCACTCTTAAAAACATAACTTTTCAGAACTGTATCATCACGGTCCAACTGCTCAACACTTAAATCAGTTTGATAATCAGAAGGAGCAACCACACCAGTATTATCTGCAAGATCATTAATACCGTTTGACCACCGTTCCATCGCATCACGAATCATAAAGTCTGTATCATTTAAAAATATAGTACTCCATGTTTCCGGCGCAGTTCGATCTCCAGCAATATAAATGTTTCTTCCCCTAAAAGGAATAGCAATTTCTGTCAAAGTTAGAGCAGGCAAACTTGAAGATTTTACCAAAAAAGAAGTTCGGCGAACATCAAGTCCAGTTGCAATACCCGTAGGTGGAGTAATTGTTACTCTAAACTGATTAGCACGAGCACCACCACCAATTAGATTAGCTTTAAAGTCATCTATGTTAGCCATGATTAACCTCCTACCTCACTAAAGGCAACCCCTGTACGAGTTGCAATAAAGTTTAGGGTAATGAAGTTGATGGAACGAGCGGGTTTAATGTAAATGTCTCCAATAAACTCGTTACGATCAATAACCTCACCTGTATTATTTGTTGCATCACAGACTACCTTAAAGTCAAAGATGCCCCGTCTTCCCTGTACATCCCGTAAGAAAGGTTCTACCATATTTCTAAATTGTGCTCTTGTAAATTCATCGTTAAATTCAAAGAGCATGTATTTAGAAGCGGTTGCAATTGCTTTCTCAAGTACCAAGAACAGTCGCCGCACATTGATACGGTCAAAAGCACTAGGTTTGGTAAGGGCAGTTTTATCACCATAAAGAACCACTCCTTGGCCGGGGAAGTTAACTACAGGATTAACTCTTGCACGATAAAGAATGTCTCTAGCGGATTTATCAGGATTGTAGGATAGTTTAATCGCACCACGAACATTACCACGATTAAATCCAGCAGGAGAATACCAAGGATCAGCAACACCATCTGTGTATGCACAAAGTCCAGCGGTATCACCGTTCATTGGAACATGGCGATATACATCGTTATATTTGTCATACATGTATTTATAGCAACTATCGTAAACCATGTAGGACGATGACGGACAAAGATCATATGCAACTTTGACATTTTCTGCAGCTGTTGCAGAGGTTGCAGATGACATAGCTAAACCAACATGTCCAGAACGATAGGGTGAAACAAATCCCACACAATCTTTTCTGATTTCAACAAGGTCAGTAATCATTGTTACATGAGTGTCTTGTGTTGTTTTCGTGTCTCCAGCACCACCACCTTTACCGCCCATAACAAGGTTAATGTCTAATGATTCTGTGTCTTTGAACTTATCATAACCAATAGCTAGTTCTCCAGCAGTTACAGCATAATCATCTGTGCCACCACTGAGTGCATCAATTGTCGTAGGAATAACTGAAGTGTAAGCACTTGTGATATTTGTACCCCAGTTACTACCACCAGAAATGTGATCTGTCCAGTAAATGTAGTTTGAACTTTGGAAAATGACATCAGGATAATAATTACTAGATCCTTGAGCAGTCTTTGCAACCGAATTCTTCGACAAATTACCAAAGGTTTCTAGTACAGAAGAAGTTCTTGCACCATTTGCTCCACAAGAACCAGTAGTGCAAACACCACCAGCATAACCAGTAATTGCGCCAGTTGTGTCATAAACTACAATATGTAGTTCATCATTAGAACTTCCGCCGCCGTTTGCTGTCGCCCAATCAGAAGAACCAGGCGCACCATCAAACAAGTCATAATACCGCCAACGCCGTTTTATATAACTATTATCTGGAATAGTATTTTGTAGACCAGCACCATTCGGATCATCTTTTAGACGAATTGTTAATACATTAGTTGATGTATTAGTAGCTGTTACTTCATATTCATTAAAATCGTCAACTGGTACTAAATTACTACTATCTGAATAGAATGAAATTAAATCACCAATATAAGTCATCCAGCCAGTCTCATCTGCGTTATCAACCGTAATTGTAGTATCTGCGACCGATCCAGCACCATCAACTTGGTTATTACCAGCTAAATTTTGCTCGTATGTTGTTGCAGTATTACAAATCTGAACCCCGATTGCATTACCCCAAGTACCAGCGGTTCTAGCTGCCCATTCACCATGAGAACCTTCACCAGCAGCAAAAGATGCCAGATAATGGTCATCATCACGAATAAGAATACCAGAATTTGCACCAGCATTTAGAATGCCTGAAGCACAACGAACTACTCGTAGTGAATCTGAATATTGCAAAAAGTTTGCAGCTGTAAACCACGTTTCAAACTGATTGCTTGATGCCTGAGGTTTACCAAACATCTGCAAGAGTTGTTCCTCTGAACCAAGAGAGGTTACAGAACCTACAGGGCCTTTTTGGAATGGACCAGCAATAGCACCAATTGTAGTTTGTACAGCAGGAATAACATTCGTTAGGTCAATTTCTCTGACATGTACGCCGGGTGAAACTAAAAATCCCATTTCTCTACTCCTTATCTAAGAGTTTTTATATTACACTGATATTTATAAAAAATCAATTTCCTAAAATCATTTTTATAAGTGTTATAACATATAAATACTTCTATGACAAATGCACATTATGAAAAGTATAAAGAGACTATTAAGAAGGTAGCTCGACGCAATTATCGCAAAAGAATTATATTATTAAACGAAGTTTTATCAGATAAATCTTGTATACATTGTGGAGAGAGTGAGACTATATGTCTTAAATTCTATCCCCATGATGCTGAAATTCGTAAGATAACAAAAAGAGTTGGCACTAATCCCAAGAGCCGCAAAGAAATTTTTCATTTAATAGAGAAATCACAAATCCTCTGTTCTAATTGTTGGATAAAAGTAGACAATGATCTGGTAGAGTTTATTTAATCTTTACCAGTTACTCCCATAGTCCCTTACAACTGGATTCCACCTTGTACCATATTCATCAATTACTTCTCCTATATTTTCATCCTCTAATCCAGTAATAACAAAACCAAAAGGTGCCATATCTTGTTCTAGCGCATCCTGTTGTTCTCTCATCATAGTCTTCCGTATGTCCACGTCAGTAAGCTCTTTAAAGTATGTCTGATCCGTTGCCCACGAAAATATAAACATGCAAGACACCAAGTCATCCGTACAACCGTCGTCAGCTTGAAAAGAACTTCCTTTTACAATAAAAGTAGATAACTCATTGATAATATCATAATCCTCCACAATGAGTTTGTTATCCTCAATCATTTGTTTTAGGTTAGAGCACCCTATTTTCTTTACTGCTTTGGTGGTTCTCACTCCTAACTGGGCCCTTCCACCAGAGAATCCTCCACCAAGAATTTGGCCTGCTCTTCCCCGCATGGATGACATTACTAGATTGTCATACTCCAAATCAAACTGTAAGGTGTTTGCTACTTGTTCCCCTATGTCGTTTACTTCTACTAGGACAAATGCTTTGTTATATGCTTGTGCAATATTGTAAATTTTACTGGGAAATAACAAAGGTTTTATTTCATTATCCCTATATTTTGCAACTATTGTGTAGGGCATTTCTGTTATATCAAATACCAGAAATGCAGAATAGTCGTTAGATGTTCCTCTGGAAACATCTGCTGCCAACATGTATGTGTGATTTTCCTGTGGTCTCTTATACAGATCAACACCAGCATTTGACTGAATTGGATTCTTATATGTAAGAGTTTTCAATTTGGTGGGGGTTATAAGTGTATCGATAGAACCAAGAAACTCACATTCAAATTCAGAATTAAACTGCGACTCTGAAGTATTTCGTATTGTTTCCTCTTTCCACTTAACATCCCGGCCAGGAACCTCGCTCCAATGCACCTCAATGGGAATATAAGAATTTCTCTTATTCTCTGAATCTATCCACATTTTGTAGAACATGTTCATACCATGTGGAGTTGATACAATCATAACCTTTGATGTTTTACCAGAAGATATTGTGGGATAAACAGAACTAAAAAATTGTTCTGCAACATTAGATGGGACGTAAGCAAACTCATCTAGGAAAATGATATTATAAGAGCCACCACGAACGGCACTAGCACTAGTAGAAGATGCCAAAATTTTAGACCCGTTTTCAAGTTCTAAGCTCCCTTTGTTCCATGACATTACTCCCTGTTGTAACCACTTGGGTAAATGTTCATAAGCAAGTTGTAGTCTTCCCAATAAGTCTCTTGCAGTTGCAGCTTTGTTAGCAAGAATTGCTACATTAACTGTTGGATTAAACAATACATAATGTAGAAGATAAGCAATAATAGTAGTGGATTTACCTGACTGTCTTGGCAATTTACAGATAGTAAATCGATTGTTATGAAAGGTGCCGATTATTTCTTTCTGAAAATCCCACAGAGTAAACGGAACAAGGCCCTCATCTATACTTACTATCTTGACATAGTTCTGTACAAAGTATACAGGGTCTTCCATACATTTAGTATATTCCTCAACACTTTTTTTTGTCCAGTTTTGTTGGACATCAGCCTTTTTCAAATTCGGATTACCTAAATAAACGCTATTGCCGGACATTTTAAAAGTTTCCCAGTTTTCCGTTTGTTGACATCAACGTCTTTTCTACATCGTCAATAGTAGCTCCGAGGGCGGCATCATAAGCAGTTAAAATCGCATAC